CACACTTCCTTGGGGGGGTTCCCAATCATGGTAAAGAGACCATCGTCCCCTTCAACCACGCCAATGACCTCTGTGCATCCAGCCTCTTGGCAGGTAACTAGCATGAACATCAGATTTGAAAATCCATTGCCCAACGAGGTGCACATCTCCCCTGACATCCGCGTGGCATTCAGCTGCACACGGAAGTGTTTAAAGACACACAAATTTTGACCACCTAACACCTCTCGAACAAGGCGCATGAAATTAGCACCATCTGGCAGGTACTGTGTCATGTACGAATATAACTGAAATTCGCAGGCAATCATCAACTTCTCGACGAATAGCGACTCAAAAGCCGTGTAATCAGTTGCGAGATATTTAGCTCCTTCACGATGTAGGCGCTCCATTATATAATCTGGGCGCTCGGCTACTGGAACATGCTTAATAAAGGCCGGGTATGCATAAACCTTCTCCTCTATCAGCTTAAAGATGGGACCAACAGCACATTTGAACTCATCAGACCGGGAGTTGATTGCCCGGGCGTGCTTGTAGGTCGGATACGACTCATCTTTCATGAAGGAACTGCATCGGAAGTAGCGATAGGACTTTTCGGGGTCCCATATGCTTCCAACGCCATCCCACTGGACGCGCAGCTCTTTTCGGCGCCAGTCAGGGTAATCAGTATGTGCCAGCCAATGCTCCACAGACACATCTGCATCGGAATCAAGCGGTGTCAGATTGTTCCGGACCCAACGATGAACAAAACGACTGAACTTCCTCAGTGTCTTGTCATCAGCGTCAGGCGGTTTTATTGCAAACCTCTTCCTCACCCCAGCTATAGTGGTGTCTGGATCGTGGGGGTCCGGGTGAGGGCAGGCAGCGCCTGCCACATGACATCCCAAACTTACCCCAACGGTCGGGCGCATATTAAGCGCGACCTTCCGCGGCACCGAAATGTGAGCATCCTGCTTTATTTCCTTAAGCGGATCTTGCTTAGACTCACCATATCGGTACCCTCCTAGAAACCACCTTTGACCACCTTTCAAGCTAGGGTGGCAGGGAAATACCCGACTCGGTGTTCAAGGCGATCTTTCCAGATGCCGAGCGCGACCGTCACGGTACTTCCGACCACGTCATGCAACTTCCAACTGAGATACGCATCAATGTTGGTAGTGTGACTGGATTTTGCGAATGATTGCAACCTTGCCTGAGTAGTTTTCTCATCTGTAGACTGCATGCAGGTTGGCGTTGACAATTGGGCCAGCAGCTCCATCGAAATGAGCATCTGGCCGGGCTGATTTGTTAGGTTTCCCCAAATATCCTTGTTGATTAGTCTACCATTAAGCCTAATGGAATACTCAACAAGCCCGTAAATTGCGTTCGCGTGCTTAATATCCGTCATAGACATTGAGTCCGCTCTCAAGTCACTATGGGTGTAATTCGTCAAATTCACCATACGGTATTGATGTTTTATGCGGGGGGAGAAGAGATTCCTTCGACCGCACGACGTGATATATCTGTTAATAATCCACCAGCTGACATGACAGTACACATACTGGAGGAGCACAGCCAATTGTAGGCGTGCATCATCATGATTTATAACCCATTCGAGATCAGCCAGGCAATCTTCAAGATTGACCCAGAGAATGAGCGCCCAGAAGAGCAGGGCTGGAATCAGCGCATACAAGTACAGAAATGACTTGGGCGCGTCCTCTTCCCACGTAGCAACAAAGTTCTGAGCCCATTTACGGTGCTCTGCTTGCATGCTCGTTTCAAAGGCCTCGAGTTTCAACGTGTTCTCTTGCAATTCACGCCTCAGGCCGATGTTTGCCTTCTCGGCAACATCCTTGTCTGCAGAAATCTCCGCAAGTGCATCTCTAGTGCCTTTTTCTTGCGCCTGCAGATCATTGAACGCAGCTGTTAACTTAGCGTCCGCGCCAGCCGCCCTTGGCGGTTGCGCCTGGTTTCTTTTGGGTTGCCAGACAACCTTTCCATCTCGCACCGAGCCTTTGCGTAGCTGGGGTGCGGATGACGCACCGCTCCCACCCTTCGAGCTGGGGGGGGGCGGAGAGGAGGTACACTCCTGAGGATCGATTAAACCATAGCGTGTTTGTCCACCATGTCCGACCCCGGGGTTCTTCTCCTTCTCCTTGTCCTTGCGTTGCCATTTGGACATATACAACCGTGCGGGTAATACCCTATGCAACGGTGTCTTCGGGGTGGAAAGTCCCGGAATAGACCTGTTTGTTAAGGAGTTAGCTCTCCCAAGTGTTGATGTGTGTGCTTTCGCGACT